GTTATTTTAAAAAAGTATATTAATAAGTTAAATAATAAGTAAAATGAATAAGAAAGAATTCTATCAGCAAGCCATGTTAATGGCATTGAATGGATTACTCTCAGCCAATGGCAATGCTTTTGAGGAAGAGTATGTGAAACCAAATGCAACAGTTGCTGTAATGGCACATGAATATGCTGAGGCATTGACAAAAAAGACCTTTATTGAATTAAGTAAAATGTAGTAAAATGGAATACAAAGCAAAAGGAAAGCTCATCCTAAAATCTGAGCCAAGACAAATCACTGATAAATTCAGAGTAATGGATTTCGTAATTCAAACTCCAGATGAGAAATATCCTCAATCAATCCAATTCCAAGTGATGAATGATCGCATCCAAGAGATGGATAAGTTCACAATTGGTGAAGAGGTTGAGGTGTCGTTTGATGTCAGAGGAAGAGAGCACAATGGTAAGTATTACAATACCTTGAATGCTTTAAAAATAGAGTCAAGCATATTCTGATGAAAGATATAACTGTTTGGATCCTATCCCTATTCTTGCTTGTTGCGGGAGTAGGGTTATTCTATTATGGCCTATACTTTTTTTTCGGAGCTATTGGAGTATTCACGTTCATAGCCTTAACTACCTTCTGGCTGGTATTAATAAGATTTAAAAAATGAAAACCATAACAATCTATCTCAAGACTCCAGATGACAACATCAAGGAATGGATGATCAGAGAAACAAAGTCACGAATCAGCAACCGATATAAACAGATCCACATTGCTGAGGATATCGGAGTGAATACAACTCAGCTCTGGAGATTTATGAATGAGTCAAAGGTATCTGAGGACTTTTACATCAAGTGGTTCAAATGGTATTCTAAAATATCATAACTTAGCAATGTGGAATTTTGGAAAAAAGAAGCCTATCTCATTGCCAGTAAAATCACTGGAGGGAATCCAATATCTTCAGACTTGGTCAGCCACGTCTATCTATTGGTGCATGAGCTTAACATCAGACCAGAGGATCTTCCAAGAGTCTTTGCAAGATATGCATACAACCAGTACAACTGGAGAGATTCCACATTCAATAAGTTATTCAAGACATACGATGAGCTCCCAGATATGGACTCAAGGCAATCAGATGAAGAGGCATACGAAGTCACAAAAGCTCAAGAGCTCTTGGATGACTATCTTCATCAGAGTCCTGAAGATGATCAGAAGATGTTCACAAAGGAGATCACAAAGATGCATCTGATGGGAATGACATATCGAGAGATAAGGACATTGACTGGCATCAGTCTTGACACAATTCACTTAGCAATAAAACAATTCAAATATGATTTATCTGATTATAATAATTTTACCAATAGGATTTGCGAGAGCTCTCCAGAGCTTCAATCTTCCTGATATTAAACCATTCAGCTGTCAGAGCTGTCTATCTTTTTGGATAGCAGTCATTGGTACATCATTCTTTGATTGGCACCTGGTTGGATTGGCATTCATCACGTATTTATTGTCTGACTTAATATTGATCTATGAAAGTAAGTGAGGAGCTTCATCAGCAAGCTGAGAGATATAGCTCAACAAGATCCTTTGCTCTGAATGCTGGAATGAAAAGAGAGCTCAGTGATTGGTACAAAGCAATGGGATTCGGAAAGCTCAATGTGGCTTGCTCAACTTGCATAAGAAATGCAATGGGTAAACTACTGAAGTCAATTAATGATGGTGAGCAACTTAAACCTCGTATTCATTTTATAGGGATCAAACAATGATAGTCACAGCTCCAATACCAGTATTTGGCAGATTTCCTCTTGTCAGACTAACTATCTCAAGACTTAAGAGGCAAGGAGTAACTCCGATTGTTTTAGGTCATGAGAGAGAGGCAATGGATATTGCTCAACAAATGAATGTTGAATTCATCTCCATTGACAATGATCCCCTTGGTAACAAATGGAATAAAGGATTCCAGGCCTCAAAGAATTACAATGCAGATGCTGTCATCTTCATGGGATCATCTGACTGGTGCAGTGATGGATACATTCAAAGATGCAAAGAGCACAGCAAGGACTTTGGGATGATTGGTCAACTTGGCTGTCATTTCGCTGATGTATCTGATGAGATTAGACTGGTGCATTGGAAAGGATACAAGGATCAAATGAGACAAAATGAGCCAATAGGGATTGGTCGCTTTCTTAATAGAGAATTCCTTGAGGCAATCAACTGGACTCCATTCAATGCTCAACTCAACTCTGGTCTTGATTGGTCAATGTGGCTGAAGGCTATGAAATCAAATCAAGAGATCGGCATCCTGGAATGTGACAACTCAGTTCAATTACTATCCATCTCAACAAACAAATGGAGCAACAAGCATAAGTTCACAGATCATTGGACTGGATCTTTAAAGTCAGAGAGATGTGATGTGAGTCTGATTGAGAATGGATTTAGTGAATTAAAAACTTTATTATGAGTGCAGAAGAGAAAGCAAGAGAATTGGTTGATAGCTATCGAATCATTTTAATGAATGAAGATACTGAATGCGGTGATGAGATACTATGTACTGTGATAGCTAAAAAATGCGCAGTGATTGCAGTTGATGAGATGATTGATATTAGAAACGGCTTATATATTAACGAGGGTAGTATTGCTCATCAATGGCTGTTAGATGTCAGACAAGAGATAGAGAAACTATGAACCAATCCCATATATCAGAATCCCTTACTGGACTCGATCAAGGTCTCATTGAGAAGTATCAACTCATGGAATACATCTCTCCAATATTGCCAACGATCTTCATGGGAATGTATAGGGATGAAGATTTGAATCTCCTATCTGGACACATTGGAGATGCTACCATTGTTTGGTTTGGCTCAGATGCCAAAGATCTCAGAGAGGATTGGGTTGATATGGTTAACAAGTTTGTGAACATAGCTGTTAGTCATCAAGTCATGGACACATTAGAATCAAAAGGAGTGGATGCAATATACTATCCATTCAATGCTGTTGTCCCTCATCATTGGGAGCTTGTACCAAATGGAGAGAAGATATTTTGGTATTCAGGTAACTCTCCAGAGTATTATGGTGAGTCACTTATCAACGAAATCAAAGAAAGAATCAAAATCCCTATCATAAGAGCTGGTCATGATACCTTCACCAAGGAGGAACTCAAAGATGTTTACTCTCAATGCTTCCTAAATCTCAGACTTACTCAGCATGATGGCTGTCCAAACACAAACATTGAGATGGGACTCATGGGAAGGCGTTCCATTTACAATGGTGATCTTCCAGGATCAATCCCTTGGGAATCAGTGGATGATATCTGTCAATCAATCATGAGAGAGTATTCCACTCGACATGTGGATAATGTGTATATTAGTAAAATTTATCATAACTTTGTTAACTATGAAAGAATGTCCACGCTGTTTATTTGATGAGACCATAGCTCATATAGGTCCAGAACAATGCGAATATTGTGATCTCCATGATGAACTGGAGCTTCAAGCCAATCCACATGAACTGAAGCATATCATTGCCAAGATCAAGAAGGCTGGCGAGAGTAAAAGATATGATTGCATCATGGGTATCTCTGGAGGCATTGACTCCTCAACATTGCTATTCACAGCAGTCAGATATTGGAATCTCAAGCCGCTTGTCATTCACTTTGACAACAACTGGAATGCTCCAGAGGCAATACATAACATGAGAACACTGGTTGAGAAGCTCGGAGTTGATTGCATTACATACAATGTGAACAAAGCTGAGTACGATAGACTCAATGATGCTTTCCTTTGGGCTGGTATTCCAGATGCTGATATCCCAAATGATATTGCAATGACCAAGCTCATGTATGATACTGCATTTAAATACAACATCAAATACATCCTCAATGGGCATGATTTCAGAACCGAAGGATCAACTCCAAAAGGATGGACTTATATGGATGCCAAATACATTGAATCAGTTTATAATAAATACACTGGACTCAAGCTCCACAACTATCCTCTATTCACATTCAAGGATCAGCTATTCTATGCCTTGTTAGGCATCAAAAATGTTAGACCATTTCACTATGGATTTGACAGAGACTCAATGGAGGCTGAGATGAAGAGATTCATAAACTGGCAAGATTACGGTGGCAAGCATTGTGAGAATGTTTACACTGAATTCGTGGGATCATTCCTTTTGCCAGAGAAGTTTGGTATTGACAAGAGGATTGTTTACTTAGCTGCTCAAGTCAGATCTGGCAAGCTTAGCAAAGAAGATGCAAAGGAACAATTCAAACAAAAGTCAGAGTTTGATTTCACAAAGCTCGGAGCATCAGCTGAGAGAATGCTAAGATTGGTTAACCTACACAAAAGAGATAGATCATTCTTTGATAAATATGACTTTAAAAGATACAAGCATCTGATCTGGATACTGGCTAAGCTTAAAGTGGTGCCATATACGTTTTATGTTAAGTACTGTAAATAACCGAACAATAATATATATTAAGAACAATGGCATATTCCGATGAGTTTATAATACATCTGGAGGAACTTGCTCATATCTATATTGAGGAGTGTCTTAACCATAAGAAAGAAATGATATCTAATAAAGGAGATATTGTAATGGTGTTAGATAGACATATTCCAACGATAGACTATTTTCTAAGAATTTGGATTCCTATTGTGAGGAAAGATAAGACTATTCATAGAGATACTTATTATGCTTGGTTGAATTCAGATAATAAACTCAAATCCGACACTATCAAAAAAATAGATGATCTATTCAAAGGCTTAGCCATTGATATTGTGGGCAATGAAGGCAAAGGAATATTCTACGCAAAGAACAGACTCGGCATGCATGACAGACAACAAGTTGAGACCAGAAATGTAGAGAAGTTTGATTTTGAATGAGGTATCTGGGTACTTACCATTTGAACAGTTGCCAGATCGATGTGAGGGAGTTGATAGCTCCCTTTTTTATTATCTTTGTATCAGATGAGTACAATCAAAGGCTACAAGCCTCATGATAATCAGAGGAGCATTCATGATGCCATCAACCATGGCCATGAGAAGTACTATGCTCTGAATATTGGTAGGCAGTTTGGCAAGACCATGCTCGGCATCAATCAATTATTATGGTGGGCCATCAATGACAAAGGTTGCAAGATTGCTTGGGTAACTCCAGTTTATAAGCAAGGCAAAAAAGTATTCTCTGAAATGGAGAGAGCAACCACAGCCAGTGGATTGTTTACTTTCAATAGATCTGATCTGATGATCTCTGGCTTTGGATCAACCATTGAATTCTTTTCAGGGGAGAGACCAGACAACATCCGAGGCAATACATTTGATTACATGGTTGTTGATGAGATGGCATTCACCAGACCAGAGTTATGGGATGAGGTATTGAGTGCAACTGTCTTAGTGAAAGGAAAGAAGATTATCTTTATATCAACTCCGAAAGGCAAGAATCATTTCCATAAGCTTTGCATGCAACCAAACTATGATGAGAGATATGCTTACTTTCATTTCACATCTTATGACAATCCCATGATTGATCCCAGAGAATTGGATGAGAGAAAGCGATCCCTCCCAGATTATGTGTTCCGGCAAGAGTACTTGGCTGAGTTCATTGATAATGCCAGTGGTATATTCAGAAACGTATCTGAATGCATTGGTACTGGATCCAAGACTGCAAAGATGTATGCTGGTCTGGACATTGGTCGAGCTGATGACTACACTGTTCTGACTATCATCAACCAGGATGGACAGATGGTCGCTGCTCACAGATGGAGGCATGATGAGTGGAGCAAGATCATTGAGAAGGTTGCTGAGTTGATTAAGCAATACAATGCAACCACATTGGTGGAAGTCAACAATCAAGGTGATGTGTTCTTTGAGATGCTTCAGGTGAGATGCAAGAATCTGATCCATCCATTTGTCACAACATCCAAAACAAAGCCAATCATCATTGAGGATCTCGCTGTGGCATTTGAGCAATCAGCAATCTCAATTATCAATGAGCAATGGTTGATTGATGAGCTTGATAATTTTTCCTATATTTACAATCCAAATACCAGGAATGTGAGTTATTCTGCACCAGCTGGATTGCATGATGATGGTGTCATCTCAACAGCATTGGCTTGGCACAGCAGAAAGGAATTCGCCAACCGAGGGAGATATATGGCTTTGAGAGTATGAAACAACTTGAGATAAAACTACCAACAACATTATCAGCATGCACCCCTGAACAGATGACCAGATGGCTGATGATGGCAGAGGCAATGAAGGAGCAAAGGGATGATGACATCACACAACTGTTGATCTTCCAATGTCAGTTGCTGAGTCTATTCAGTGGAGAGTCAATCAACAAGATCAAGCGAGCTGATATTGAATCCATACAAGTTGCTGCCAACCATCTCCTCCAGTTGTTGGTCACTTATAAATACCAAGAGCCACAGCCTGAGATTGAGGTCAATGGCAAGGTGTATTGTTTTGAGAAAAACTTTGGCTATGTGTCAACTGGTCAGATCATTGACTTGAAACTGATTGAGGATATCAGCCAAGATCCATGTCAAGCATTGGCAATCATGTATGTTGAGAAAGGTATGGAGTATTGCCAAGAAGATGACAGAGGAAGAGTGCTGAATCCTAATGAGGTGAGATACAAAGAATTCAAAGAAAACTTTCCAGGTGATGAGTTCTTAAATTTCTTCAGTTTTTTTTTGGACTTATCGGACAAGCGGAGGCTCGCTATATTAGGGATACAGATGGCGAGGCAGAGGATGGAAATGATGATGATGGAGCAGGACTTAAAGATTCAGAGTGGTTCAGTTGGACAACTATCATTCATAGACTATCCAAAGAAATGGGAGTCAGTGTGGCAAAGATTACACAACAGCCTTATGTGACAACTCTATTCTGGATGAACTATTTTAGAATAGTGGATGAGAACGAACAAAAACGCATATTAAGAAATGGCTGATTTTGATTTTCTTGAGGACTTTGGTATATCGGCTCAAGATGCAGAGCAACCAAAGAACGCTTATGATAGGTTTATCATTGAGCTTTCCAATCAGCTTGCAACTGAGTTCAGAGATTACACAAAGAAAGTTGCTCAGAATACTGGAGCATTGGCGGCTTCAATCATTCCAGTCCCAACTGGACAGCTGTCATTCAGATTAGAGGCAGAGGATTACTTTCCATTTGTGGATGAAGGGGTTAATGCTGTTGGCACCAACAACTATGGCAGCCAATTCTCATTCAACTATCCTGGAGTATCTCACAACATGGCAACAGCCATCAGTCAGTGGAAAGGGTTGGACATGAGTCATGCATACGCTGTGGCATCCAACATCAAGCAAAGAGGATTGAGACCAAAGAATATCACTGAGAATGTAATCAATGACCAGGTTCTGGATAGGATTGCAAATGACTTGGCAGAGATGACTGGTTTAATGTTTCAAATAAATTTTACAAAGAATGGCAGTAACAATATATGATGAGCCACAATTGATTGCACCAGCTGGCAATCCTTTGGTATTCACTTTTAGCAGCGATCAGACTGCTCAACCAAATTTCAGTTTTATTGTTGAGCTGTATGTTGATAGCCAGTTGAGATTGACTCAAGAGGTATTTAGACAATTTAATACTCTTGGACGTATCGATGTATCGGAGGCGGTGCAAAGTGTGATATCAAATATCATCCCAACAACAACCATTGAGAATGATGCATCAACATCAATGGTCACTTATGCTATCATTGTCTATGAGAAATATGGCACAACTCCAACCATTCAAGCAAGTGATACAAGCACAACATTGAAAGCTATTAATGCTGCTCTTGAATATAAAGATTGGGTAAACTGGGACTATACAATCTATGATCCCAACCTAACTCAAGATGCAGTATTCATGACTTACTTTCCAACAAGCAAAAGAGCTTTGTGTGGAATGGATGAGAATTTCTTTCTTGGCTATTTAGAACAAACTGCATCAGCTCCAGTTTTACTATACGTTGAATTGCTTGACATTCAAAATAATACAATTGCAAGTGATTATATTAATATAACATCTGTTGAGTTTAATATCTTAAATGTTGGGCCACAAGTGATCATAGCAAATTCAACCATAACTCAGACTGATTTTGATGACTGCTATAGATATTCAGTTTCTGTTGATGTTTCTGGCGTTTCATTTGTTGGACCATTTGTAATATACATGGATCTTGAATGCAAGAGATATGATACCTATAGATTGCATTGGTTGAATAAGTTTGGATCATTTGATTCATTTACATTCAGTCTTGTTTCAACAGAAGCTGCCAATGTGCAGAGCTATGGATATCAGAGAGATCCTGGAGTATGGGATGGCACCAGCTACACATATCCATTGTATGCTGGTCAAGGAATTAATTTTGCCAAGACTAAGACTGAGACATTGACATTGAATTCTGATTGGATCAACCAGGACATTCAACAATGGTTGGTGAAATCTTTGTATGATAGTCCATTGGTATATCTTGAGAGAGAGAATGGAACTGAGTTTGAGCCAGTTAAGGTAACTAATTCAAACTATACATTGAAGCAACGCAGAAGAGATGGTCTGATTCAAGAGACTGTCAACATAGATAGAACATTCACATATAGATCTCAACTGAACTAATGGCTGGAGAGTTATTCATAAATGGGAGGCTTGTTGACATAAACCAAGATGCTCCATTTCCATTGACATTCAATATCAGTGATATCAAGGATCTCAATGCAAGGAAGGGCAACAAGTCCAAGACCATCACATTGCCAGGAACAAAGAACAACACATCTCTGATGTTGAGTGTGTTCACCTTGAGTGCAACAGATAAAATAAGCAATGCAGATAGTGATTTCGTTGACTTTGATCCAAGCATTAAGGCAGAGGCACAATACTACCAGAATGGATTACTTGAGTTCAATGGTGTTGCTCAGTTGATGAGCTGTAAATTACTTAATGGAATATGGTCATTTGACATTACTCTTGTCAGTGATACAATTGACTATATCTCCAGATTAACAAAGATCAAGGTTAATGAGCTTGGATTCTCAGAGTACAATCATGCTCTGACATACAACAACCAACAAGACACATGGAATGGAATCATCCAGTTGAATGGATCTCCTTCCAGCAACCAAGACTCTCAAGGGTGGACTGGTCGGGGGTATTACTACGGCTTGATTGATTACGGGTTCACGCGTCCAGCACCTTCCACCTTTGGAGTTGAGCACATTCCTCCTCAAGTGTTTTGCTATGAGATATTGGAGAAAGCATTTAACTATGCTGGCATCACATGGGATAGTAATTTCCTTGAGAGTCAATTATTCAAGAAGCTGTTAATGGCTTATCCTGGAGGAGATCTTCCAACCATTACACAAGCTCAAGCTGATAATGATAGTTCATTCACAGAGGAGCAGAATAATACATCTGGTAAAATCATAAATGGCACAACTCAAAACAATGGATCTGGACTTTGGTTTTTAAATGATTTAACTTTATTTGATGACTATGATGGATCAGTAACTCAAGATAATCTCGGACAGATTCAATCAACATCACCAATTCAATTTGTAGCTGCATCTGATGGATTGTTTACAATAAACTATGTCGGAGATCATGATGTAACTTTCACAACTGGAGGGACATTAATGTATGGAAATTATAAAGTTAAATTATTAATATTTAAAAACAATATACAAATATCAGATGACTTGATTTATCAAGGTGTTCTTGATGGTAACTTAACTGGATACTCTGTTACATATAGCTTTGATTACACAAGACAAATCAATCTTTTAATAAATGATACTTTAACATTTAAAATTGTATATCAGTTAACTCAAGCTCAAATAATTGGAGGGGCAACAGGATTGCAAGGAATAACAACTGAGATTGTTAGCAACATAGCAACTCTTGACATTTTAAAGCAACCACAAACATTAACAGCTGGAGGCACAGTTTATCTGGATGCATTCCTTCCTGACATGACATGTGATCAATTCCTCAAGGGTATCATCACAGCATTCAACTTGTATGTCAAGCCATCAACAGCTGATCCAACAATATTGGAGATTGAGCCATTGGCTGATTTTTACAATGCCAGTGGAGATGCTATTGATTGGACTTATAAACTTGACAGATCCAAGGATATTACAATTGAGCCGACCATTAATTTTAGTTCAAAGAATTACAAGTTTAATTTTGAGCAAGATGATGACTATTGGAACACAAGATATCTGGATGATGTTCAAAAGCAATATGGCTCATTCTTGATTCAGAGTCAAAGTCAATTTGCAACAAGCGATACTCAATTCAAGTTACCATTCAGCCAAAAGTTGTTGGTTCGTATTCCAGAGGATTCACCATCATCATTCACTGACTTGATTGTTCCGAGATCATTCCAGGTTAAATTCAATGAGGATGGCACCAGCTTGATTGAAAAGAAAAAAGGCAAGCCATTCATTGTGCAGTTAGGTGGATTAAGAACTGGAGCATGGACTCATAGAGATGAGAATGGTGTGTCAAATGCAGAGACTGATTATCCTTATGTGGGTCATCTCAATAGCTTAGACTCTCCGACATTTGATTTCAACTTTGGTGTTCCGGATTATGTGTTCTGGTCCACAAGCAACTATCCAACCAACAACTTGTATCTGTATCATGAGAAGTTCATCAAAGAGTTGATATCAAGATTTGGAAAGCAAGTTACTTGTTCAGTAATGCTGAGACCATCAGACATCAATAGCCTTGATTTCAGAAACTTAATTCAGATTGATGGAGTTGTTTATAGGTTGCTGAAAGTCAGTGACTATCAGAGCGGAAAGAATGTATCAACAGTTGTCGAACTGATTCGCATAATAGAAGGAGAAGGTATCCAGACAACAATTGTGACTCCACCATATGATCCATATACAGATCCAGAGGCAAGATTCACAGAAGATAGTCAAACAAGGTTGACAGAAGATGGTCAAATTAGATTCATAAATCCATAGATAATGGGAGTTAAAATATCAGACTTAACAGCGAAAGGTAGCAAGATTGCAGCAACAGATCTCATTGAGATTTCTGTTGTATCTGGACCTGGTTATGTTTCTCGATCAATTACTGGAGCTCAAGCAAATGAGCTTAGTCTTGATACATCGCCTCAATTAGGTGGCAATCTTGATATAAATGGCAATAGTATTGTGAGCACATCAAATGGGAATATTAACATAACTCCACATGGAACTGGAGCTGTTGTGATTCTAATTCCAATTAGCACACAAACATTGCAATATACATTGACAACCAGTGATAATTGCAAATTAATTGAGTGTAATTTTGGATCATCAAACAATATCATAATACCAACCAATGCAGCTCAACCTTTACCAATTGGAGCTAATATATTGATCTCTCAATATGGTGCTGGTCAAGTTACAATTGTGCCAAATACAGGAGTCACATTGAGATCAAGTGGAGGCAAGACAAAGATTGCTGCTCAATATGGAATGGCTACATTAATAAAGAGAGGCACAAACGAATGGTATTTAGCTGGAGATATAACAACTTAAAATAAATAAAAATGGCAAATTCAAATAGTGTTTTAACAGCACAACAAGGAACTTTTATAGTAAATAATACAGTTGCAAAGACTGTTGATCATGATGCAATTATAGTGCTTGAGGATACAGTATTCTCAGCAATTAGAGTTGCTGGTACAGATGTTAAGTCAACTTACATTGCGGCAACTGGCACAGCAGTAAAAGCTGGTGCAATCATCCGACCATTGAGAGGTGCAAAGTTTAGTGGTGTCACATTGACATCTGGATCTGTTTGTTTAGTATTATGATTGGTTACGGCAATAGTATGTTTTTAGCAACACATGGCATCTTAGCCAGATCAACATCAGGTGGAGTAGTTGACCCCGATGCACAAGCATTCATAACAGCGGCTGCAATTACAGACCCTACTCAACAAGCGGCTATTAATACTTTGGTAGTTGACTTGAAAGGGTATTCTATTTGGACTAAGATGAAGGCGGTTTATCCGTTTGTTGGTGGAACAAGTACAAGTACAAGTTATAACCTTAAAAATACAGCACAATATCAAATAAGTTGGTTTGGCGGATGGACTTGGAATTCTAATGGTGTTACTGGTAGTGCAAATGGTTATGGTAACACAGGATTAATCCCTAATTCAGTATTAAGCATATCAAGCGGACATTTATCAATATATTCAAGGACAAATGTTTCTGGTGGATATGATATGGGTTCGGCTTCGGGCACAGGTGCTGTTGAAAATAGTTTGATTTCACGATGGACTGATAATAAATTTTATTCTCAATATGGAACGCCTACTTATCCAAATGTAGCTAATACAGATTCAAGAGGTTTATTTATAGCTAATAGAAATTCAGCAACCAATACAATAGGTTACAAGAATGGAATTAAAGTAATTGATACAGCACAAACAAGTTCACAATTAAGCACTACTGCATTAGTTATATCTGCTATAAACGCAAGTGGTGCTATTAGTTCATATTCATTAAGAAATTATGCTTTCGCCTCAATCGGTGACGGTTTAACAGATACTGAAGCAGCTAACTTTTATACAGCAGTTCAAGCATTTCAAGTGGCTTTGTCCAGAAATATTTAGACTATGAAATTAATTTGTATAATCCAATTGTTATTAGTATCTTTGAGTATGGAAAATATAACTCAAAAAGAAAATAGCTATTATACAATAATAGGATATAGTCATACTGATAAATATTATATTAAATATTTTGATGCAGTTTGTATATGTGGTAAAAAGAAAAAATTAACTACTCAATATCTAAAAAAGAATATTTCATGTGGATGTATGAATGAATATAATCATAATAAAACTCATGGAAAAACAAAAACACCTGAATATAAAACTTGGCAAGGAATAAAAGATAGGTGTATAAATAAAAACAATCCATCATTTAAATATTATGGTGAAAGAGGTATCAATGTTTGTAACGAATGGGTAAATAGTTTTGAATCATTTTTAAATGACATGGGAAACAAACCTTCTAAAAATCATACTATTGAAAGATTAGATGTTAATAAAGGTTACTCGAAAGATAATTGCATTTGGGCTACTAAAAAACAACAAGCTAATAATAGAAGAACAAATTATTTATTAACTTATAAAGGATTAACAAAAACACGAGCTGAATGGGCAGATATGATTGGTGTTCATGTTAGAACATTAGTAAGTAGATGCAGAGCTGAAAAACCAATTGAACAAATTTTAAAAGAATATAAAGCATGAGTACAATATATGTAGGTTTATTAACCGTTGAACAGAAAGACCAACTTGTTGGGCAGTGGTATGCTCCAGATAGCTACTTCAACCCACTGCAAGATAATTTTGACAATTGGGTAATCTCAGTAGAGGAAATGGAGCAATGTGTTAATCCAGACTATCTTTGGGTTAAAGATCTTGATTTGATTCCTTACGAACCGAAACCAACACCACCACCTTTTAGCTAATGGCAGAGAAGTCAGTTGTATTCTCACTTAAGGTCAATACTGGCAACAGTGTTCAGGACATCCAAGCTATGGATGCGGCTGTCAATGACTTGAATCAAGATCTCAAGGCAACACAAAAAACAGCGGCAGATAATACTGGCATAGATACCTTTGATCAAAAACTCCAGGAGCTCAATGCAAGAGTTGAGGCTGGAGGGTTGACAATGCGAGATCTGACCAGGACAATGAAGGAATATCAGAACTTGGCTGCACAAGCTGGGACTGAGACTCCCATCGGAGCACAAGCAATCAGAAACGCTGCAAATCTTAAGGATGAGATTGGTGATCTTAAGGCTCAGACAACAGCATTATCATCTGACTTTGTTGGTGTTGATACAGCATTGAAAGGAGTTGAGACTGGAGCAGCTGCATTCCAAGGAATACAATCAGCGGTTGCATTGACTGGTGTTGAGTCTGAGGCTTTGACTCAGACAATGGTCAAGCTGCAAGCGGCTCAAGGATTGGTTAATGCTGTGAGTATTGTTGCTAACAATTTGAATAAGGAATCAATCCTTGGATTGCAAATAAGAAACGGTCTTGAGAAAGTTAAGAATCTTGTCTTGACTGGATCCATTGCTCCGACATTAGCCAACACGGCAGCAACCACAGCTCAGGCTGGTGCCAATGTTGGACTTGCAACAGCGACAACAGCATCAACCACAGCAATGAAGTTGTTCAGATTGGCATTGATTGCAACTGGTATTGGAGCTCTTGTTGTTGGTCTTGGCTTATTGATAGCCAACTGGGATAAAGTTACTGAGGCAGTCAGGAACACAATAAAATGGTTTGACAAACTTGGACCAGCTGGAAAGGCAGTTATGTCAATTCTTTCATTCGGATTACTGCCAATTATAAAAGGAGTTACTGCTGCATTAGAATATTTCGGAGTGATTGATGATGAGGTCACAGCTAAGATGAAACAAAATGCCAAGGAAAGAACTGAGGCAACTGAGAAAGAACTAAACAAGAAGCTATCCGCTGAGAAGAGAAAAGCAAGACAGGTTGAGGAATCTCTTGCATTTGAAATCAGAAAGTCTCAAGCGGCTGGAAAAGAAACTGAAGCAATTGAGGAAAAGAAACTGCAATCAGCTTTAAAATCTGGAAGGGCAATTCTTGAAATTCAAAAGCAAAAGATTGCGGCTTATGAGGATGAAATAAAGATTCAAAAGTCACTTAAGAATGTTGATGAGGAAAGAGTTAAACAGCTTGAGAAATCTTTGAAGGAAGTTAAGAAAAATAAAAATGATCAATACAAAGAGAATGTTAAAGCTAAGCAAGATCTTGAAATATTAAGAATTGAGGAGGCAAAGGCTGAAGATGAATCAGCAAAAGAGAGAGCTGATAAGGCAAAAGCCAGAGCTGAGAAGAGAAGAGAGGCAGCCAAGAAAGAGGCTGAGAGATTGGCTGAGATTGAACGCAAAGCAAATGAGGACAGAATCAAAGCTGAGGATGACCAATTCCAATTGAGCCTCCAGTTGATGAAGGAAGGTCAAGAGAAAGAGCTCTTTGAGTCAACCATCAAATATGATAAGCTCAGAGATCAAGCTCATGGCAATGCTGAGCTATTGAATCAAATTGCTGTGCAAGAGGCAGCAGAAAGGATTGCCATTGTCAATAAGTACAATAAGATTGAGCTTGACAAGATTGCAGAGAATGAGGCTAAGAAAAGAGATCTCAGAAATAAGATCATCCGATTTACAAACAATGAGAGAGAGAATGAATTGCTTGATCTTGAGGAATGGTACAAAGAGCAAGAGGCTTTGAACTTAAAAGCATTTCAAGCTGGTGCCATTGATGAGGAGGAGTTCTATGATGCTGGATTAAAAGCTCAGGAAGAGTACAGAAAAAAGAAGGGGGAGCTTGATAAGAAATATGATGAGCAAGCCAAGGGCAACGAAATTAAGGCAAGAGAAGAATCACTTAAGGGAGTTACTCAAGCAATTGAGGGAGCTCAGAAAGGATTGGATGAACTTAAGAAGATTAATGCTCTTGTAAATGAGATAGATCAAGCAAGGCTCAACAACATTGCTAAGAATCGAGATGAGGATCTTGCCAATCTTGATAAGAACTTGCAAGCTCAGTTGAGTCAAGAAGGATTGACAGCTGATCAAAAGGCTCAGATTGAGCAGAACTTTGCACAGCAAAAATATCAGATAGAGCTCAAGGCATTCAATGAGGAAGAGAAAATTAAGAAGGCACAATTTGCAAGAGACAAAGCTCTGAGATTGGCTCAAGTTGGTATTGATACAGCCTCCGCTATTGTCAAAGGTATTGCACAATTTGGACCCCCTCCATCGCCAGCTGGTATTGCTGCAATTGCATCAGCCTCATTGATTGGAATAACTCAGGCAATGGCTATCATGAATCAGAAATATCAAGCTGGTTCTGCTCCCACTCCTCCACAATTATCATCTGGAGGCGGAGGTGCATTGAGTGGAGCTGGTGCAAGTTCATTCACAGCCAACACACAAGCTCAGACAACTGACTTGAATCAACTTGGTCAAGGTCAACAAAGTCAGACAATGACATCACAAGTGGTAGTCTTGGAATCTGACATCACCAATACACAAAATAAAGTACAATTGCAAGAGGCTAAGTCAAGCTTTTAATCCATTCAACACAAGGCTTATTCCAGAACTGATCTCCAGTTGAGAAACATCCCTGGAGTGCAATGAATTCTTGAGCCTTGGCAATGGATGGAGTTGATACCTTACAATTGAATCCTTCCTTTGATGGGACTTGATACACATTACAATAGATTGACTTGATAAAATGATTGTCATTCTGCCAGTTGATATTGTCAAATAGATCAATCAGCTTTTTGCTATCCATGACACATGGAGTATGTGTCTCATAATTATAAGCGGTGAAGCTGTTATGCTTAAGGAATTCCAATGTGTTTGACTGAGCTACCTTTGTATGTGGAGGATGGTCATCATTGACAATGAGGCTCTTCATATTGATAGCAACATGTGGTTGCCATGACTCAGTGATAAAGAAATCTTTGTTCATATAGATAAACTCTCCACCAATTTTCTTAGCAAAGGTCAGAATTCTATTGGTCACATCACAGCCTCTGATGTTGTTGTGTTGAGTGCATGGTATGTTGTTGATGCCAGACACAGCTTTGCCAACTGTCCAGATCTCTGCATCAGGATAAACTTTGAGGATAATTGCAATTGATTGCTTGATTTCAAAGTCAGACTCAGCTCTGCTGTGGTATGGATAAACAAAAATCATTTCGAACAAATATACATAATAATTATGCTTAGAGAGTTACCACTATATGATATTGTGATTGATCTTGATGATCCAGAAACAACAGTATCATTCAACAGCCTTGTGGCTAATCCAGCACATGAGAAATCATTTGAAACATTTTCCAAAAAGATTGCTTATCAATTCAATGATGAGGAGCAAGTCATCACTGGAGTTGCTATATCTGCGAACACTCCCATATTCAGAAGAGATCCTCAGACTGGCGAGGAGTATTATGTAAACTTTTCACCATCATCAATCAAGGATATTGTATTTGATTATGCAAGGAGAGAGAATTTTAACAATGTTAATCTTGAGCATGATAGCAAGAGAGTGGTTGATGGAATATACATGATTATGTCATATATCATTGATGAGTCAAAAGGATTCACAGCTCCAGAAAGATTCAAGGATGAGAATGATGGCTCTTGGATTGTGAGTTATAAGGTCACAAATAAGGATGTCTATGATGCAGCCAAGGCTGGAATGTTTACTGGCTTCTCAATTGAGGGTGTGTTTCAATTGCTTGAGACTGGCAAAGGATGGGAGCATGAATTCTCAACCATTTATCAAGAGCTTAAGAAGGTCCAAGAATACATCACATTTTACAATGACTATCCAGAAGCTGTGAGCAACAATGCTAAGAAAGGAATTGAGCTCAATCAGAAGTATGGGAATAAATGTGCCACAAGAGTTGGCAGATTAAGAGCAACTACTTTGGCCAATAGACAGACAGTATCTGTGGCTGTGATCAAAAGGATGTATTCTTATTTGTCAAGAGCTGAGGAATACTACAATCCAGATGACAATTCAGCCTGTGGAACTATCTCCTATTTATTATGGGGTGGGCTTGCTGCAAAGAGATGGTCAGAGGCTAAGCTAAAAGAGTTAGGGATTTTCGAACAATAAATTATAATAAGTATGAACAAAGAATTGCAAACGATTAAGGAATTGATAGCTGAAATGAAAGCACAATTCTCAAAGTCAGTTGACACATTTGAACAGGCAACTCTTGCTGATGGAACAACCATAGTTGAATATGATGCTCTTGAGGTAGGTATGCCAGTTTTTGTTGTTGCTGATGGTGAAAGAATTCCAGCTCCAGAAGGCACACATTCATTGTCTGGTGATCTTGCTGGTGTATCTATTGTTGTTGATGCTGAAGGTATCATCACAGAGATCATTGATGAGAGAGAGAATGAAGGAGAGGGAGAGGTTGCTGTCGAAGAGACAAGCTCTGACTTTCAAGCAATCTCTGCTGAGATGTTACCACAAGTATTGGAAGATATCACCGAGGTGATTGCTGAAAGATTAGGACTTGAGATGGGAGTTGCTTATGATGTAGCATCTGCTGTGATAGCTAAGATAAATGAAGAGACTACAATGCCAGTTGAACAATCAATGAGTGCAGAGAAAGTTGAATCAATTATAAATGCAAAGTTAGAATCATTCTCAAAAGCTGTCGAAGGCTTAGCAGAAATGACAAAAGCTATTGCAGAGAATAACACAACATTGGTTAATGAGTTGAGTTCATTGAAAAGTGATTTCGAGACTTTCAAAGCTCAACCATCAGTACAAACCAAAGAGGCTGAGAAATTCAGCAAAGTTGGCAACTTGACAGCCAGACAAATGTTTTTGAAAAATTCTAAAGTATAAATAAAATGTCGTTAAAAAAATATCTACGCACAAAATTCGACTGGGATGTATCTGGTCTTGCAGCTTATGTTGATGAGCAAAGAGAGGACTTAATTGTTAAGTCAGTTACTGAAGCTCGCACATTACAATATGTATCAATTCAACAAGGGATCAAGGGATCTCAAGAATTGAAATTGATGGATGATTCAATTGTTTACCAAGATGGTGATTGTACAATGACTCCAGATGGAGATACTGTATTCACTGATCGTGCAATTGCAGTTGAGACTCTTGGTTATATGAAATCTTTCTGTCAAAAAGATCTTGATGGTTTTTGGACTCAATTAGGTTTACGTCCAGGAGCTATGGCTGAAGATAAGACTCTTCCATTTGAAGCTCAAATCATCAACTACTTATTGCAATTACATTCATTTGAATTAGACAAGTTAATCTGGAAAGGTAACAAAGCTACTGGATCAGGTAACTTGGCTAAGATGAACGGATTCCGTCAGTTCTTAACTGTTGCAAATGGTTGTGTTCAATTGAATACATCTTCAACTGCATCAATCTCTGCTACAAATGCGTTTGATGTTTTCTATGAGTGTTTCGTTAATACTCCAGCAAATGTTGCTGAGGCTAATGACTTTATCTGTTTCACTGGTCGTGAGAACTTTAATTTCTTGACTAAGAACTTGGTTGATGATAACTTATTCCACTACAATCCAGCTAACATTGGTGACTTGAATGAGTTGATCCTTCCAGGAACAAACATGAGAATTGTTAAAGTTAACGGATTGAATGGTCTTGATAACATCTACACTGGTAGAGCATCTCAATTTGTATTCGGAACTGACTTAAGTTCAGACTTTGAAAACTTTGATTTGTGGTATTCTCAAGATGATGATGTGATTTACCTACGTTCTAAGTTCAGAGCTGGTGTTCAGGTACCTTTCTTGAGCCAAATCGGAGTGTGGAATGGAACTGGTTCACCTAACTAAAAATTAACAAGGGAGTGGGCAACTGCTCCCTATTTTATAAACATTAAAAAAAAATATCTTATGTCTTGTAATATGACTCTTGGCTACAATGATAGAACTTGTACCAATGGAAAGGGTGGAATCAAATCAGTGATGATATTTCCATTAGGAAATGTTTCTGCATCCACAGTTCTTGACAATGAGATCACTGCTTTGACTGTAACTGGTGAAGTGTTTTTGTACAAGTTGAAATCTAACTTATCAAGCTACACTGCACCAATCCGAGTTAACAAAGGAAATGGAACACTTTGGTATGAACAAACTTTGACAATGATCTTAGCATCAGATACAAAGGAGTTGAGATCAGAGATTCACTTGCTTGGACAGAATGAGGTTGTTGCTCTTGTTGAGAAAGCTGATGGGACTGTTGTTGCTCTTGGATTCGGTGAAGGTCTTCAGATTGCTGAAGCTTCCGCCTATGGATCTGGAGTATTGAAGTCTGACAGATTAGGTCATGATATCATCATGGGTGGATTAGAAAATGATCCAGTGCCAGATGTTCTTGGATCTGTTTACTTATCATTGTTAGCACAGCAATCTCCATCAATTTAAAAATTGAATAAACTCTTATCATAAAGGGAGGGCAGTGTCCCTCCTTTTTTTGTATATTTGAAACCATGGAAATAAAAGCAAAGTTTATTGGAACAAAACAATGGTCAAATCTATTGAGTAAATGGGTTGATATTAAGAGAGGTCAAGAGGAATATTATGTATCTCTTGGATTCCTTCACATATTTGAAAAAAGAAAACCTAAACTAATTAAAAATGCTGAGAATACAGAAGGCAACATCTTCAAATCTGATAGTAACAGTAACGGAATTAACAACAGTTAGTCCAGTTTACTATTTATTTGAATTTGAGCATGAACAATCATTCTTAAAATACTATTGCATCCTGACTAATATCAGCACAGGGACATCCAGATATGATGAATTTTTGCTTGTGGATGGGGTTGATGTTACCTTTGATTATGATGGTTACTACACATATAGAATCTATCAGCAAACATCATCAACCAATCTTGATCCAGAATTGTCAGATGGCTTGGTTGAGGAGGGTAGAGCTCATGTATTTGAGATTGACTCACCTTCCACAGAATTCTCAACAAATATAACATTTAACATTTATGAATAAGAAACTTGAATCAATGTCATTCAGAAAGGATTTTGTCCTTCCAATTGAGGAGCAAGATAGAATGCTTGGCTTTATTAAGTGGGGAAAAAAGAATGACTATAGTTATTTTTTAGTGGATCTTTACAATGGATCAGCCTGGCACCAAGGTATCATAAAGAACAAAACGCATTACATTGCTGGTGGAGGTCTTGAGGTTGTATCTGGAGAGCTTGCAAGATTCATTGCCAATCCTTATTCTGATTTCAATATGAATGAGATTGTTGAGCAATTGGCATTTGATTATGAGTTGTTTGGTGCATTCGCAGTCAAAGGGACCTGGAATAAGGAAGGGACAAGAGTTGTCAGATGGGAGTATCTTGCCATTGATATGATAAGAATATCAGCGGATGAAAGAATGTACTATCTATCAGATGACTGGACTGTTCAACAGCAATCAGCTGAGAAAACAAATCTCAGAACTATCCCAGCTCTTGATGAGAATAATAAGGTCGGATCATTTGTTATGTATTATAAGGATCCAGCTAAGAAAGGACGTAAAGAGCAAGGAGTCTATCCAAAGCCACCTTACAATGGAGGAGTCACAGCAATTCAGACTGATGTTGACATCTCTAAATTCCACATGTATGAATTACAGAATGGATTTAAGTCAGGAACTATGATCACTTTCATGGATGGCTTTCCAGAAACTCAAGAGGAAGCTGAGTCATTCAAGAATCAAATTAAAGGACCAGCATCCAACATTGAGAATTCAGGTGATATCATCATCACATTTGCACCATCAGCAGATCAAGCTCCCAGAGTTGAGAGTCTGACTGGAAATGACTTGGATAAGAGATATGAATCTCTTGAGTCAAGCGTACAACAAAACATCCTTGTTGCTCATGCGGTTGTCTCTCCATCTTTGTTTGGAGTTGCTCCTGAAGGATCATTCAATGCGGCTGAATCAGCTGAGTTATTCGAAATATTCAAAAAGACTTATGTTGACACAAGACAAAGAAGGCTTGAGTGGATGTTAAACGAAATGATTAAATTGTCTGGTGATGTTGGAACAGTTAAGCTAAGAGATGTTAAACCAATCGGAACAACTGAGACTGCACCAGTGGCAGCACAACCAACAGCCATTGATCAACCAACATCAGAGGCACCAATTGATGTTGCAAAATCAGCATTGAATGGAGCTCAGATTGCATCACTTATTGATGTGGTTGCTAAGATTAAAGAAGGAGTATTGACCAGCGAGAGTGCATTGAGCATTGTCTTGGCATCATTTCCAACCATTGATGAGGCACAAGCGAGGAGAATTGTTGGATTGCAACCAGGAGCACAGCAAATGAGCTCATGCAAGTTTGAACACCAAGATGATGAGATAGGATACTTTGCACAATATGGTGAGCCAGCTCATGACTATGAGGTGATTGCCACATTTCCAATTGCATGGGATACACCATCAGCTGAGGTATTCACAAAGCAAGACCAATTATTTGCAACCATTGGAGAAATTTCAGCAGAGCTAAATGACTTTGATAAGAATGTACTTAAGTTGATTGGAGATGGTGAAGATTCCAATGGCATTGCCAAGGCTCTCAACACAAACATTGAGGAGATTGCCAAGTCAATGGCTAAGCTTATGAGATGGGAGGTCATCACAAAAGGAGAGGTCACTGATCTGGGAAAGTCATTGGTCAGAGAGGTTGATATTCCTATTGAAAGATTTGAGGTTCGTTATGGATACAGAACAAGACTTGATGTTCCACCAGCAAAGAGTGGCTCAAGACAATTCTGCGAGAGATTAATGTCACTTAATAGACTCTACACAAAGGATGAGATCAATACTATCTCTAATAGGTTAACACCATACAGAGATGTGTGGAAGTACAGAGGTGGATGGTACACCAATCCAGATACTCAAGCATCAACTCCATGGTGTAGACATGAATGGATTCAGCAATTAGTTGTAAAAAGATAAGATATGAACTACCTACTTTCAGTGGAGAATCTTAAAAAATTAGGATTAATCCACAGCAATACAGATACAAAACTCTTGGCAGTTGCTATCAAGCGAAGTCAAGACATGCATATTCAGCCAGCTCTTGGGACTCCCTTATATCGAGCCTTGCTTGATAGAGTAGAGACATCCACATGGACAGCTGATTATCTCTTATTGATGAATGATTATGTTGTTCCTTGTTTGGTTGCATTCGTTGATTACAGAGCAGCTCTGTTCCTTACTGAGAAGCTAACAAACAAATCAGCTGGGAGAGTATCTGATGAGAACTTGCAAGCCAATACTTTGGATGAGGTTAATGAGCTCAGAGATCAATTGAGAAAAGATGCCTATTTTTATAAACAGAGACTTGTTGGATTCCTTATGGATGATCAAGCAACCAAATATCCTGAATATTGTGATATGTGCTCTGATCATTGCAATGAATTTGTGAAAAAAGATAAGACTGGTTATAGACCAATAAATTGGATGCAATGAAATTCTCAAAGAAACAGATTGATAAATTAAAAGCATATCTCAATAAGGATGGAAAAAACATTAAACCAGCTAATGAAAGAGCTGGAAACAATAGCAACACAGCATCGTCAGATAAACGAGTTCTTTCAAGGTGATTACATTGATGCTGTGTCAAGAGATGCGGCTCAATATCCTTTGATGGTTGTAACTTTGCAACCAGGATCCATGACTGATCAAGCTGTGAATGTTAATGTGGTGATATCTATCTGTGATAAATACAACATTCAAGAATATAGACAGATCAATGAGATCCATTCTGATTGTCTTAGCATCTGCAATGACATTAGAATCACATTCCAGCAATGGAGATTTGAGGAGTTCATGGATATTGTTGGTGATATCACAACACAACCATTCATTAATCGTGGTCCAGATGTAACAGCTGGATGGACAATCAATGCATCACTATCAATCTATGACTACAATGATTGGTGTTCCATTCCTTATGATGATTATGACTTTGAGAATGGCAATCCTCCAGCTGGTGATTGTGGAGATCCAACAACAACATATCAAGTTTATGTCAATGGAACTCTTGAGGATACCTTCACACAAGACACAACAACCAATAACACAATAAATATCAACTTATAATGGCAACAACAACCATCAATGTGACAGCTCAGGCTTATGATACCATCAAGGATGAGAGCACATCATTAACTCAGAGATCAACTTTAAAATTCACAGGAGCTGGAGTCACAGCAGCAGATAGTGGAGGAGAAACAGTTGTCACAATTCCTGGTTCATCAGCCACAACAAATGTAGGTCTCTTTGCTCAGACAGCCAATAGTCCAACATTAACAGCAACAACAACAGAAGGAACATTGATTGATGGAGGTGTTGGAACTTTATCTGTGCCAGCGAATGGTTTTAAAGTTGGTGATTCATTCAGAGTTGATATGGGAGGAGTTATGAGTGCTCAGAACAACAATACATTAAGAATCAGATTGAAGTCTGGCTCTGTGGATTTAGGTGATTCAGGTCCATTAACAATGCCAGCAATAACCAATCAAGTCTGGATGCTCAATGTCACATTCACAATCAGAGCCATTGGAGCAGCTGGTGTTGCATCAGTTGTATCATTGGCACAATTTCACATCTTAAAGTTAGCATCTGGGACTCAACAAGGATTCGCTTGGAACACAGTGAACTCAACAACATTTGATACTACCATCAGTAATACCTTAGACATCACAGGTCAATGGAGCTCAACCAATGCAAACAATTCAATTTACTCAGATATCTTTGTGCTGAATAAAACATATTAGCATAATAAGTATGGAAAACATTTTCAAATTAGATTTTAAAACTTTTATCAAGAGTCCATTCACTTACATTTTTTTTATATTACTTACAATTCTCATATTCATTGGAAGGTATCTAATCAATTCAAAGGATAAAGAGATTCAGACTCAACAACAGAGAATTGATGATTGTGATGATGAGAGAAAGGAAGATAAAAAACTCATGCAAGATATACTATTTCAAAAAGAACTTAACAGAAAACTAAATGGAGAATAAGATTCTATTGATAGCCACAATTGTGAGCTCTTTATTTGCTATTCTGGCACCAATGCCAACACATGAATACAAGGCACCAAAGAAAGATGCAACCACAATCAAGGCAGAGAAATATCTGCATGATCTTGAGGAGGAAAACAATCATAAGGTTGAGATACTTAAGCATGATGTGGACAGCCTATTGACAATCAAAAGAAAAATTAAGTACATTTACATCCAAAGAGATTCAATATGAGCTATGCATGGCTGAAAAAAGAAACAGCTCCAAAGATATTGGTTGAGGCAGTCAAGCACATTGGTGTTAAGGAGATAGTTGGCAAGCAACACAATCCAACCATTCTATCCTGGGCAAAAGCTCTTGGTCTTGAGAAGGTATATACCAATGATGAGATACCTTGGTGTGGTCTGTTCATAGCTTATTGTGCTCATGCTGCTGGATTGCAAGTTGTCAAGGCTCCATTGTGGGCATTGAACTGGAATAAGTATGGAAATGTCGCTCAGGTGCCAATGCTTGGTGATGTGTTGACGTTCACCAGGAATGGAGGAGGTCATGTCGGCATCTATGTTGGTGAGGATGCAACACATTATCATGTGCTCGGAGGTAACCAGAACAATTCAGTTAGTGTATCTCGCATTGCAAAGGACAGATTAAGCCAAGCAAGAAGGACAGCATGGAAGATTGCACAGCCAGCATCTGTGAGAGTTGTGCATCTTGAGCCAAAAGGAATAGTAACAACAAATGAAGCATAATGAAAAAACCAGGGAGACCAAAAAAGAACTTGAATATAAACATTGACACAAAGAATGTGGACATTAAGATCACCAGAAAGGATGGAGTTACTGATGTTAAGGTTGATACTCCAAAGGTTGATGTTGAATTACACAAAGATAAGGACAATAAGAGCATCAAAGTTGACTCTGATAAGGTTGATGTTGAGATTAATAATGGTGAGGTGAAGCTTGATGTCTCAGAGCAATCTGGATTGATTGGTAAAATAGCAAAAATTTTATTGAAGAGATTCAAAAAATAACTATATTTGTAACGCATATCTGTTTTAGGTTAATAAAATGAAAGGGGAGTGACGGCAATCATTCCCTTTTTTTATTCCTTAATATGTTAAAATATGTTAAAATTATTTCATAAGTGAAAAAAGTAATTAACTTTGATGACATAATAATTAACAAAACAGATATGAAAGCAAAATTAATTACCATTATTGAGCCATTCCTTCCAGCGAATGATGAACACAAATCTTTTTTGAGTGCAGTTTTAAGCCTTCTGACAATAGTTTGTATTGTTTGTGGTGGATTGTTTACCTTCTTAAATTTAATGTCATGAGAGAGGAGATAATTACAAGACTTGAAAAGATTGAGAATATCAATGCCATTATCAATGGATTCACCTACAGAATCAAAATGTATCAATCTTTGATTCCAGACTTGAAAAGATCTGGTCTTAATCAGCTTGCTGAGAAATATGATGATCGGATTGACACATGTGCAAGAGCCATTGGAAGATTAACCATTTATAAAAACAAGATATGAAAGAAGGAAGATTCAGTAATGCAGCAAAGCTTGACATTCATCAAGTTAAAGATATCCAAAAAAGATATGGATCATCAAAAGTAACAATGAAAGAATTGGCAAATGAATACAATGTAACAATGACAACCATTTGCAGATTAGTGAAAGACATTGAAACAGATAATAAAAAAAGAGGAACTGGAGCAATTGAACATGATTGTAATTTTACTAAGCTGAGCAATCTATCTGTCAAAAGAATAATGGTCATGAGATTAAAATATGGAATGACTCAGATTAGTATTGCAAAATTATTTGACATTGATCAGTCAACCGTTTCAAACATTTGTACTGGTAAAAGTTGGAAGCATTTATTCCAGGGTGCCAAAGAGAAATACAATAAAGAAATACTAAGTTATGTTAGAACAAAAAAAATAAAGATATGAGCACAGCACACTATGAATACTGGTGGCAGAAGTCAGGCAGATTCAACATTGATTTATATAACCATTTTTTAAGAGCAAAAAGAGATGAAGAATTTCAGAGTAACATTCAAAGTCAAGGATGTCAAGTGGACAATCCAACAGAAAACAATTCAAGCCAACAGTCCAGAGGATGCAATCAAGCGGATGGATATGTGGCCACCGTTAATTTTAAAAGTTGAGAAGATATGAAAATTACAATAGCTAACTACACAAATGAGCCAAATCCACTAATGAGAAGATACAGAGTCTGGCTTGAGGATGAAATGGAAGAGGAAGGTGGGTTCTGGTGGAATTGTGTCATGGATGAGAATCAATGCTTGTTTGATCCTAACTATCCAGATGAAGAGAGGGATCACTTTTTGTGGTATATTGAAAATGGATATCATGTTGAGGAACTATGAAAGAGCAAGAACAAAAGTCCTGGATCGAAGAGGCGTGGGAGTATAGCAGAATGGCTATTGAGAATGATTTACCAACAACAATAGATGCGTTTTATGAATATCAACGAAATAATAAGAAAGAGATTTCCAAACGAGAGGACACAGGATCTTGCTAATGAACTTGGAATGACTTATTCTCAAGTGGCAAACAGAGCTTTCACAATGGGCCTAAGAAAGAGTCAAGAATTCAAGCAATCAGAATTATCTGGCAGAGCTAATCTCATTAAAGGTGGTAAAGCATTCCAATATAAACCTGGTCACATACCAGCCAACAAAGGAAAGAAAATGAGTCCAGAAGTTTATGATAAAGTCAAGGTCTCAATGTTTAAAAAAGGAAATAGACCAAACAACTGGAAGCCAGATGGATCAGTAGTTGAAAGAATAGATTCAACTGGAAGAAAGTATCTTCATTATAAAGTAAAAGATTCTCATTGGATTCTATATCATCATAAAATCTGGACAGATGTTAATGGTCCAATTCCAAAAGGATGCATTCTAAGATTCAAGGATGGTGATTCATTCAACTGTGTGTTGGATAATCTTGAGCTTATATCAATGGTTGATAATATGAATAAAAATACCATTCAAAGATTTCCTCAAGAAATACAAGAAGTAATTAAATTAAAATCAAAACTTAAAAGAAAAATCAATGGCAAGAAACAAAATCAATGATCTTAGAGATCATCTCTTTGCTGCATTAGAGAGATTAGACAATGATGAACTATCAGCTGAGGAGCTCCAGAAGGAACTTGACAAGGCTGAAGCTGTTGCACAGATTGGCAATGTCATCATCAATAGTGCAAAAATTGAGGTTGAATTCATAAAAGCAACCGGCATGATTAGAACAAATACTGATTTATTTAAAGGAGTACAAGATGAGTCCAGACAATTATACCATGGAGGAGAGAATTAAAGAACTGATTCAGATAGATAGACTGGACAGCAAGGATAGATATCGAGATATGATTTATAAGCGATCTTATCTTTATGCTATTCTCAGAGATGAAGGTTGGCATCTGTCAAAGATTGGAAGATTATTCAACAGAAACCATGCAACAGTTATCAATGCTCTGAAAGTTCATGATGCATTCTATGGACGTGATAAAATATACATGCGAAATGTTAAACATTATGATCTGATCTTCAGACCAATTATTGAGGTGCAGAAAGATACAATCTATGATGATGTGATGAATTGCCATAATACTACTCAATTGAGGATGATTAAGGATAAGATAATGGCTGGAGGATATGAAAAGGTGTGAACTGTGAACTGTGAAATTGCATTCACACCAGATAAAATGAAAAATAAAACTAAATTTAAAAACTTTTTTTTTTTCAAGTGTGCAATTTTCACAGTAAGCCTCTGTAATGCCGACTGTACTTAGAAAAATGGTGTGAAATTAGGTGTGAAAAATGGTGTGAAAGTAGGTGTGAAATTTCACAGTAATCAATAAAAGTTAAAAAATGTATCAATCAAAGAAAATTATTTATATTTGCAGTATGATCTCACAAATTAACAAAGATATTTTTTGCCTCATCAATGAAACGGTAGTGAGATCCTGTGGATTTGGTGGGGCAATTTTATTTTTAACACTATGCTAATAGCTTTAACTTATGCTAAAAAACTTATTGACTCAGGATATTCTCTGATTGTCTCTGATGATAAAAAGATACCAATAGGATCCTGGAAACAATGTCAAAAAACACCTTTTACAAAAGATGAATTTGAAGAAAAGTACAAATCAGCAAGGGCTAACTATGTTGGATTGATTACTGGATTCAATGGGATTGAATGTATTGATGTTGATCTCAAGGTATTTGCAACTTTGAAAGAGCAGAATGATTTCTGGAATGAATTCCTTCAGTTGCTTAGAGATAATATTGACGACTTTGACTTTAAATTTGTAATTTATAAAACAGTCAATCAAGGATATCATATCCTTTACAAGACAAAGGATGTCAAATCAAATCAAAAGATTGCTAAATTAAATGGACATAGTGAGGCAGTGATTGAATCCAGAGGAGTTGGTGGATATTGTGTTGTTTATTCCAATAACATCAATCTGTTGACATATCTTGATGTCAAGGAGATATCTGATAAGGATAAGGAAATACTTTGGACAATCTGTAAAACTTACAACTACACTGGTGATGAGCCAGTAAAAGAGGAAGTTAAGGAAGTTTATGAATCAACATTGACTCCTTGGCAAGATTATAATCAAAGGACATCCATCTGGGACATCATATCAGATGACTTTCAGATTGTTTCAAAAACACATGACAAGGATATCATCAAGAGGAATGGAGGCACATCACCACATTCTGGGTATGTCTATAAGAATAGTGGATGCATGTATCTATTTTCAACAGGATCAATATATCCACATGAGCAATTGATTACTCCATTCATAGCATACACTTGGAGATATCACAATGGTGATTTCAATGCATCAGCAAAAGCAATTTATTCTGATGGATTTGGAGCAAGATTAGAGAAAAAAATTAAGATAAAACAAATTGAGCCAAAGATAAACATTGATAGAGTTCAATTTCCAATAGAGATTTTTAGTCAAGAGATTCAACAATACATCCTCCAGAGCTCTGAGACTCTTGGATTGTCAATTGACTATATGGGATGTGCATTTCTTTGGTCATTATCAGTATGTATTGGAAACTCATTCATTGTTGAGATTAAACCAGGATGGAGAGAAACAGCAACATTGTGGATTGCAGTTGTTGGAAAGCCAGGAATTGGTAAAACACCATCATTGAATCAGATTATCTTTCCTCTTCAAAAGTTAAACATAAGAAAGCAAAAGGAATTTCAAAAGTCTTATGCTAAGTTTGTGGAATATGAGAGGCTTGATAAGGATGCAAAGAAATATGCTGAGGAGATTATTAAGCCAAAATCAGAGCAGTTTATTGTTGGTGATATTACTCTTGAGGCTTTGATTGATTTGCATGAGACCAATCCTAATTGCATTGGAGTATTTAAAGATGAGCTTGCTGGTTGGTTTAAGGATATGAATAAATACAGAGCTGGATCAGACTTGGAATTCTGGCTATCATCTTGGAATGGTCAGAGCATTTCATTGAATCGTAAAACATCAAAGAGTGCATTCGTTGACAAGCCTTTTATTCCAGTGATTGGAGGTATTCAACCAGATGTCTTTGAGCAATTTGCAACTGGAGCCAATAAAGAGAATGGATTCATTGATAGGATTCTTATATCATATCCAGAGCTGAGTGTGGATAAATACAATACCAATGTTTTGGATGATAAATTAATTTACTGGTATGAAAATTTTTTAATCAGACTTAAGGAATCACTTGCTAAAAACTTTTTTATAACTGATGAGAAAGGTGAAATTTTACCACATGTTGCCAGATTCTCACATGATGCAAATGATGAATGGATTCGGATTCATGATAAGATATCAGACATGCAGAATTCAGATGATGAGAATGAATACATGAAGTCAATGCTCCCAAAACAAAAAAGCTACATTCCAAGATTTGCAATGATGCTGAACATATTGATGAGCTCAGAATATGATGATGTTAATGCTCTTCAAATTTGCAAGGATGCAATGATAAGAGCTGAGAAGTTAAGTGATTACTTTGTTAACATGAGTAAACTTGTTAAGAAAGATGCTCAAGAGAAAGCTGATCTTAGAAAGTTAGCCTCAACTGGATCTAATAAATTTGACCAATTTATGGCAATGTATCAATCAGATCCTGAACTAAACAGAACAACAGCATCTGAGATATTACAAGTTAGCCGAAGAACAGTTATTAATTGGATAAATAAATTAGATAAAAAATGAAATACCTAATCATTTTTATATCAGCATTGATCATTGAGATAGCATCAACAATGTATATTGCAACAGTTGCTGATAGATCTTTGAGCATGATATTCTGGGCGTTTATTGGTCCATTCCTTGGATTGCCATTTGTTGGTTATATGGTTGAAAGTAAAAACTGGAAAGAAAGAATATTAATGGCTTTGGCTTCATCAATTGGCTATGCAATTGGATCCTTTATTGTTTATAGTATTAACTAAAATTTAGACAAAATGACAACAAAACAAAGAAAGAAAGTCCAACAGATATGCTTGGCATTGGATGCATTGATTTATGTAACTAAATATTCATGATATGAAAACAGCAGTAGAATGGTTGGTTGAGCAAATGACACAAGGAGACTTCATAGCACTCCCAAAACCTGAATGGATTAAACAAGCCAAAGAAATGGAGAAAGAGCAAATGAAACTTTCACGCGTTCCGATTGCTTATGAAAATAAATCATGGCAAGGATTAATGGAAAGGCATTTTGAACAATGGTACAACGAAACCTTTAAATCAGAATAGAATGAACAAAGCTAACAAGGACAAACTCAAAGCTCTGGAGATAGAACAACTCAAAGATAAATATCCCAGCATGAGACCAGAGCTTATTCCTCTGACTGATTGGAAGGATACATCAGCCAATGGATTGACTAAGTGCATTATCTTTTACATCAATGCTTTGGGAGGACAAGCTGAGAGGATCAGTAGTCAAGGTCAATACAGAGAAGGCAAAAAGATTAAGGTTGGAACTGGAGAGATACAATATGAGAAACAGCTACCAGGCAAATGGACTCCAGGACAATCAACCAAAGGAACAGCTGATATCTCAGCAACTATAAGAGGCAGATCAGTCAAGATTGAGGTAAAGTATGGCAATGATAAACAGTCAGATGCTCAGAAACAATATCAAGAAGCTATTGAGAAAGCTGGAGGTACTTACATTATTGCAAAAACATTTGATGATTTTGTATTGTGGTATGAAAAATTCTCTTTACATTTGTAAAAATTTAAATTAATAGATATGCAAAATGATGAATTAACTCATGTAGGTTTATACATGAAGCTCCACAGAGCAAAAATGCACATTGGAAAGGTAGTTAAAAACGCTACGAATCCACATTTCAAAAGGTCATATGCTGATATCAATGCATTGCTTGATACAGTTGAGCCAATCCTCCATGAGAATGGCTTGATATTACTACAGCCAATCCATGACAATATCTTGTTAACTCAGATCATTGACATTGATTCTGGTCAAAAGGTTGAAAGCTGGTTGACATTGCCATTGATTCAGGATCCACAAAAGATGATCTCGGCAACAACTTACTATCGGAGAGCAACATTGCAAGCTCTCTTATCCTTGCAAGCTGTGGATGATGATGGTCAATCAGTGACAGCAACTGTAAAAGCTCCGAATCCATCCTTGTCAGATGAACAATTCAAGAAAGCTCTTGATGCTATTGCCAAAGGAAAATATACTCTTGATCAATTAAAGTCAAGCTATTCACTAACTAAGGAACAAGAGGCACAATTATGAAATGGCACCCATCAACATTAGGGAAGCTCATGACAGCTCCAAAGTTAAAGTCAGAGATATTATCAGAGACGGCAAAGTCTGAGATTAGAAAGATAGCAAAGGAGCAATTCTTTGGATACTCATCAACCATAGTCACAAAGCCAATGATGAAAGGCAAGGATTGGGAGGAGGAGTCAATTGCTCTTGTTAATCAAGTCAGAGGCACATTCTATGTCAAGAATAAGGAAAGATTTGAGAATGAATTCTTAACTGGAGAGCCAGATATCATCCTTGATGATATGATAATTGATATCAAGACATCCTGGTCTCTTGAGACTTGGCCAGCAACTCCAGATGAAGGAGTCAACAAAGATTACATGTGGCAACTATTTGCATATTGCTGGCTCCTTGGTAAGTGGCAAGCTGAGTTGATTTATTGCATGATAGATACAGATGATTTATTGCTTGGTGACTGGGATAATAGATCCATTCACAAGGTCAGTCATATTGATCCAAAGCATAGAATCACAGTCTTGAGATATGCAATGCTTGATGATTACATTGATCAGATGAGAGAGAAGCTCACAGCATGCAATGAATATTACAGTCAGTATATTAATCAGTTAAATAATAAGTAGGCTCTGGTAAGCTGTAACACCCCCATCGCATAAAATCGGCAATTGTGCCATGGGGGTTATTTTAAAAAAGTATATTAATCAGTTAAATAATAAATAAAATGAATAAGAAAGAATTCTATCAGCAAGCCATGTTAATGGCATTGAATGGATTACTCTCAGCCAATGGCAATGCTTTTGAGGAAGAGTATGTGAA